CCAAACGTTATCTCTTAATTACGCACTATTACTGTACTACCATAAGGTATGTGGGCATTTCAAGAAGGAGTTTGCAAAGGTAACCTGTTATCAGGCCCGACCTCAATGAAGGCACCGGATTCAGCAGCGAGGGAGTCATTAGACAGAGCGTCTGAAATCATGACAGGAAAATCGTACAATGCTGTCCACACTGGGGACTTAAGCAAGCTGCCTAATCAGGGAGAAAGTCCACTGAGGATAGTCGATTCCGACCTTTATTCAGAAAGGAGTTGCTGTTGGGTTATAGAGAAGGAGGGCAGAGTTGTATGCAAAAGTACCACGCTCACCCGCGGTATGACGGGCCTGTTGAACACAACAAGGTGTAGTTCTCCATCTGAGCTCATATGTAAGGTTTTGACAGTAGAATCCCTATCTGAAAAGATAGGTGACACGAGCGTCGAGGAGTTACTTTCTCATGGCAGGTACTTTAAGTGCGCACTTCGCGACCAGGAGAGGGGTAAACCCAAGAGCAGAGCTATCTTTCTGTCACATCCATTCTTCAGATTGCTTTCCTCTGTAGTAGAGACGCACGCTAGATCTGTGCTGTCAAAGGTCTCAGCAGTGTACACCGCTACTGCTAGTGCAGAACAACGGGCTATGATGGCCGCACAGGTTGTAGAGTCAAGAAAACATGTTCTTAATGGCGACTGTACTAAGTATAATGAGGCAATCGACGCAGACACACTGCTAAAAGTGTGGGATGCAATAGGCATGGGGTCAATCGGAGTCATGCTCGCTTACATGGTGCGCAGGAAATGCGTTCTCATTAAAGACACTCTAGTAGAGTGTCCAGGAGGTATGTTGATGGGAATGTTTAACGCAACTGCCACCTTGGCATTGCAGGGGACGACTGACAGATTCCTGTCTTTCAGCGACGACTTTATAACATCGTTTAACTCGCCTGCTGAATTACGCGAGATAGAGGACCTGCTTTTCGCAAGCTGTCATAACTTGTCGCTAAAGAAGAGTTACATTTCAGTTGCCTCACTGGAAATAAACTCGTGTACCCTCACTAGGGACGGTGACCTAGCCACAGGGTTGGGTTGTACTGCTGGTGTCCCTTTCAGGGGACCACTTGTGACTCTGAAACAGACTGCAGCTATGTTATCTGGCGCTGTTGACTCAGGAGTTATGCCATTCCACTCAGCAGAACGTCTGTTCCAGATAAAGCAGCAGGAATGTGCCTATAGGTATAACAACCCCACTTACACAACGAGGAATGAGGACTTCCTCCCCACATGCCTGGGAGGGAAGACTGTAATTAGCTTTCAATCTCTACTGACTTGGGATTGCCACCCATTTTGGTACCAGGTGCACCCCGATGGCCCAGACACTATAGATCAGAAAGTCCTGTCTGTCCTTGCTTCAAAGACTCGCAGAAGGAGAACCCGACTGGAGGCTCTCTCAGACTTGGACCCCCTGGTCCCTCATAGGCTCCTCGTATCAGAGTCAGACGTTAGCAAGATCAGAGCAGCTAGGCAGGCTCACTTGAAGTCCTTAGGCTTGGAACAACCCACAAACTTTAACTATGCTATTTATAAAGCAGTCCAGCCCACCGCTGGGTGCTAAGTAACTATATAGGCGAATGAGAGAAATATTTGC